GGTTAGGCATAGCTGTAATTTCATCGTCAAAGTATGCAGCTAAGTCTGTTACAGCGACTTGCACCATAGTGCCGTTGTCATTCATTACTACCCTGTCTGCATCTGCGACTGTAGTAGATGTTGCAGTAGTATCACCGTCTAGGATGTTTACTTCTGTAGTTGAAACTGTTAGTCCGTCTAATACTTCTAGTTCAGCTTCAGATATACCTGCTGAACCGATAGTGAGTGTACCTGAGATGTCTACATTACCATTGATGTCAACAGTAGTGGCAGCTATCTGTATTTCTGTGTCAGCTACTAAGTCAAGCTGTCCATCTGTACTAGAGTTAATGTATATAGCTGTATCACGGAATTGTATCTTTTCTGTAGAGGCTACAAGTATGTCATCTGAAAACTCAAAATAGTCTTCGTCTTCCATCCACTTGAGAACACCGTCATTGCTTTCACCATCAAAGGTAACAGTAATGTCTGTACCTGATGTACCTGCACCAAACGTAAGAGTATTACCAAGGAGCTTAGTAATTGGTCCACCTTCGGCTGCAGTGCCATCATGTGTGTGTCCTGAACTTGATGCGAAAGCTGCTAATAACTGGTTAAACTCGTCATTAGTATGTGCGGCTGTAATCGTGTCTCCATCAGAGTATGAGGACTGTCTTGTGTATGTTGCTCCCATTTACCTTCTTGCTCCTAACTGATATTCTAACTGAAATCCCTTGAGTGAGTATGGTGCAGTTGAGCCACCATCATTTACTCTTAATGCTACGGCAAATCCTGATCCTTCTACTGCTTGCCTTACTAGTGGTTGTGATGCACCTCCATATGTTCCTATTGAAGAAGATGAAGTGCCGTAAGTTGTTGTTCCGTATATCGCAGCAATATCACCAGAGTCTAGTGCGTAAGCTGCAGGTCTTGCTGAGTCTGCTGATTCGTAATCATATCGTAAAAATAAGTCAGCGTCTATTGTTGATTCAGGTGCAAAGTTAACAACTACCCTCTGCATATGTTTACGAATACCTGCGTCATTAAATGTTAAATCAGGACTACGATACTTAGCCATAATAGCTGTACCATCAAAATCATTACCTGATTCTTGCCTGTATATGTATCCGTTTGCGTAATCTCCGTGCAGGATTATAACATCTCCTGCTTTTACAAAACTATCAGTACATGAAGGTTTTATGCCTCGCATCTCAGAAAACTCAAAAGCTTGACCCTTCATAACGCACATAACACCTTTAGTAGAATTTTGTCCTGTGCCATCCTTAGTGAAGAAAATACGATACTGTGTCTTATCTGGTATTACTACACTTTCAAACTCAGAAGCACTAGACAGGTTATCGTCAAAGATAGACTGAACATTTGCACTTATTGTACCTAGTTCAACGTCACCAATTCTAGCTGTACCTGCAACGGTACGTAAGCCATCTGGTCCTAAGAAGATTAAGTCACCTGCAAATTCTTGAATAGTATCGCCATTAATGCAGCCAATGCTTCTCGTAACAGGTGTAATAGCAAAGTCACTTGATGTACTCCCTGTTAATTTAAAGATCCTGTTTTCACAAAATATAAATAAACTATCACGGAAAACTTTAAGACCTGTTATAGTAGCGTCAACTTTAATGCTTCCTGCGCCACTACCTGAGTTAAAGGCATCTTCGTCAGCAGGTTGACTAAACACTAATGTTTGAGGTGTGCTAGATTTACCTGCGTAGAACATATGGTTCTTAAAAGCAGCTACAAATTTAGATCCTTCAACCGTACTTTCAGTTACATCTGTTGCTGCTAGTGAGCTATTAAAAACAGTAGGATCGTTAGCTCCGTCTACTACTATTATCTTATCTGTACCGTCAAAGTTAAAGCGTTCAAAGTTATACTTAGCTGCGCTTGTTCTTCCACTATCTCTACTTGTCCAACTTGAGCCACCTGCTGTAGCACTGTAGATGCTAGTTCCTCTTGCAGCAATTACAAAGTCACCAAAAGTTGCAACCATTAAAACTTTTTCACTAGAAGAGCTTGTGTAAGGCACAACGGCACTAACGTATTTACTAAAGCCGTTTATTCTTCTGTAGCCACCTTCAATGTCAGGCTCAAAGTTTTGTAGTTCTAGTGCTTCTCCTGCTTGCATCATAAAGGTAGACCTGTTTAAGACTAGTCCACCTTCACAGTTAAATGCAACAGGTTGTACTTGAGAAGCGTCAGGCATATTAGTTTATCCTTGGCGATATATCCATAAAAGAAGTCGATGTTCTAGGAATATAAGTTGATCTAAGGTAGTCAAATTTGTTTACTAGTAGTGTTTGCATATTCTTTATACCCTGTTCAAACCTAGCAAAGTTAAGTTGATATTGTTGTGTCTCACCACGATATTGATAAACAAATGCTGTTGCACCATCTACTATAACTGGATCAAATCTTGCAGGTATAGTTGTAGTATCATCGTGAGCCGACATGTCACTAGGGAATGTGTAGTAATCAAACTTTATTGAAAATTGTTTATCAGGGAAAGGATATAGTAAATAATTATTATCTGCAGTACGCACTATGTATCTAGGTATACCGCCTTTTGTAAATTGCGTGACCGTACTTCCGTTGTCGTGTGAAGCAGCAGTAGTAGAACCTGCTCCTCTAGTACAACCTGTTAGTGTATTTGTACTAATACCTGTATAAGATATTTGTTCATTACCTACATGTATTGTACCAGTACTATCAAAACTTGATGCACTAGTTAAATCTATTTCTGTTTCAGATGAGTCTATTGCTTCAGCAGCAGTAGTAGAATTAATTTCGTCTTCTTGTGTTATGTAATTATTTATATAGTCGTTGTAGTTTAGAACACCTAGTCTACCACCGCTTGTTCCTAAATCACTATCTTTAACTAAACGCACAGTATTATAATCTACTGTTTTAGTGCTAGTAGGTAAACTGTATCTAACTACACCTGCTGTTAGTGTTTGTGTTTTTGTAGCATGATTAAAAGGGTAATTAAACTCACGTTGATTTATATAACGAACAGTTTCATTAACTGCATTTTGAGCTTGTATTTGTATACCTCTAGCAGAAGAAAAGTTAGAAGACGATAACTGTACTTCGTTTAATCTAGCTATAACACTATTAGTTAATGATAGGTATGTTCCTGACATATCTCTTCCTTATACTAAGATAATTTAGTCATCTCTAGTATGATCCAATACGTTTCTGTATTAGCGTGACCTACAGTTGTAAATTGTATATCGCCTGTCTTGCCACTACCTGAATTGTTTCTTAATCCACCAAAACTAGAAAAATCCCAATGTTCAGGACCACCATCGCCTAAGTATATTGCTTGTACATCAGATGAAGCATCCCACAAGACGTTTACAGCTAGACCACTAGTTCTAACCCATATTTTATCTATAGTTACTTCAGTACAAGTAGAAGCCGTAGTGCCATCTATAGGAAGACCTGCTGTAAAAGTACTTACATCTACTTTTGTAACAGCACTTTCGCCTGTTCCATCACTGGTATTAGTAAATTTCATAACAAGTTTATGAGGTGTATCTACTATTGTTTGACTTGTAACTGCATCTGCCATATTAAATCCTTATTGTGTTAAAAGGAAGGGCAACTTAATGCCCTCCCAATTACTAAGTTTATGCTAATTGATCTCTATCAACATCAGCAGCTTTACCAGACGCTCCTAAGTCGTTACAGTCGATTATGCAAGCGTAAGCTCGTAATCTTCCTGTAGCAGGAGCAGCACCTGCAATTTTACAATCAATCGTATCAGTAGCTGATTGAAATTGCGTAAACAAAGACGCAGCACCTGTGGTAACATCATTAGACTGTCCGTTACTACCTTCAGCACAGTAACCTGTGGAAGTAATATCAGCACCGTCAATCATGTCATCACCTGCGGCAAAGTCCATGTCCAAAGTACAGCTTCCAGTGAAAGCTTTCTCTACTTCAGCACCTGCGAATAGCACTAAGCATCCTGCAGGAATTTCAAGTAGTTGAAAGATGTCACCATCTGCGCCTGAGTATCCATCAGCAACAAGTGCGTCAATGTCCAAGTAAGCTTGAACCATACGCATTGCGCCCATACCTGCTTTTGACGGTAGGACTGCTATAGAGTTAGAAGAGACACCAGTGGTGTCTTTAGATGTCATATCATAAGTTGCCATTAGTTATTCCCTCCTAGAAGCCAGATACATAATATGCACGAGATAGAGCCTCTGGCTTGAGAATCTTTCGTCCATATAAGTGCATACCACGAACAATGTCAGCAAAGCTGTCAGGGTCACGGTAAGACTCGGTCTTGTTTATTTGCTCCGCAGTTGCAACAGCAGCACTATGACCTGCACAGATCACACCAAAGTGTGTAGATCCTGTAGCAGTAGCTCCAGTTGCTCCGTTGCCTTTAGCAGGAAGGTTGTTAGACATGTAGACTTTAAACCCATGAACATTGTTTAGAATTAGTCCATTTTGTAGACCGCCTCCACCAAAGTCAGCATTAAAAAGTCTTGAGTCCTCGTCCTTCATTAGCTCTGCAAAAACAGGGTCAACAACTAACCAACGATCCGTTGAAGGGATAAACTGTTGGTCAAGCTTTCTTGACATTCTTGCAATAACAGCTAAAGGAGTAGCGTTAGCAGTTGTCGTGTTCAATGAGTCACCACCTGCACGAGGCTTAACAACAATAGAGTTACCTGCAGTACCACCATTGAAATCATTAGCGTCAACTAGCATGGAAGCAAGTAATTCGTTTGTTCCTGCAGAGTCTACTGCTTTTGTTCCAGATACGGTAGTATTTTCAGCCGCTGCTACTGAGCTTAAGCTTGACTGCTTCCATCCTGATAGATAACCAAGAACTTCTTGATCAAACTGGTCAGATAGTCTGTAAGCAGCACGATTAGATGCCATTTCACTAAAATTGACATGTGAGTGAGCCTCTTCAATGTCATCAACTTTAAATGCAAAATAGTTTGCTTTGTCAACAACTAATGAGAAGTCTTCGTCATCGAGGTCTTGAGGCGAAATTTGTGCGCCACGAGCATACTCTTTGACTGTGATTTCAGGTTCTTTGATAATCTTCACGGTATCACCCATTGCAGAAATCTCACCAAAATAATCGGAATTGGTGATTTCCTCTACAACAGACTTTTTCCTGAAGGCTAATTGAACCTGCTTAGAATAGATTACTGGCGAGAAATTACCATTAGGTAAATTGCCGTAACCTGCTGCAGTTTTAAAAGCCATATTAAATCCTCCTTATATAGGTTAAGCTAGGCTTATGATTATAAGCTAAACATTCCTGATAAGGGCAAAGCGTTAATAAGGTGTAAAGATTTAAATGTTGCGCTACATTTATTTCTCTAGGCTCATACGGCTTTGGTGAGCTTTAGGGTATCGTTTGCTTGAAAAGCATACATCCATAATTAGACGTATGCCATTAGTTATAGTGATAAATTGCACATTGTCAATAGTTTTTTAACGTGCAGCACCACTAATATCGTATACAAATTTTCCTGATCGAATGGATTCCATTATTTCTTCAGAGTGTTTTGCATATTCTCTATCGGACATTTTTTCAACTTGCGTTTCTGTCCATTGTCCTTTTGTTTCATCAGAAACAGGTGTTGACCTAGATCTGGTGTTTACAGCAGATGCAGCGTTTTTATCGCTTTTTGATTTAGATTTAGTAATGCCTTTGTCTGACTTATATAAATCAATAACTCTTGCTGTAGATTTAGCATCATCTGCGTTTTCATATAGAGCATCTTGAACCCATTTAGGTTGTGCTTCAGCCCAATCGTGAAACTCATCTGATTCTCTTATGTCAGCAAAATCAGGATGTAGAGCCATGAGTTCTGCTTCAGCTTTATCTCTGGTAGCAGTATAACGCAACTCTTCAATTTGTTTTACTCTATCGTCAAGATCTTGAGATCTTTCTTTAGCTTTTTTATCAGCTATTGTCTCAACTATGGCTGCTACGTCAGGGTATTGTTTTGCCCATTCTCCTATCTCTTCATCAGACTTAGGTAAAACTAATTCATTTTTAGTAGCTTTATCTAGTTGTCCTTCAAGAGCCTCTATACGAGCTTGGAACTCTTTTTCCTTAGATGCCATATGTCTGCGTATGTCACCGTATCTTTTTTTAAAAGATAGCTCTTCTTTGCTAAGATCCTTGTCTTGTACCTCATCTTCTTTGCTTGTCTCAGAAGACTTTGTATCTTGCTGTTCTTGAGTTCCTTCTTGAAGCCCTTCTCCTTCTGATTCAGAAAGAAGCTCTTGAAGTTCCTTTTCGTCCTTCTCGATACGTTCTTGGTTTTTAGTCTTACGTTGACTGACAAATCCTGCCGTTTTTACTGGTTGTACTTCTGCTAATTCTGCCATTTTAAGTTACTCCTTTTGTTGGGGTTGACCGCAGTGGTCAAGTAGCCTAAGAGTAGTATTCATTACTACGTTAGGTATTCTTCTTTTTCGTAGCTCTCCTTTTTACTATGCCTCCAGTTGCAAATCCGCTTCCTCCTATATATCCTTTACCTGTTGCTTGTCCTGTTGCTGTTTGCTCTTCTTTAGAACCTTTCACTACAGGTTTTTTCTGTTTAGCTTTCCAAGCCGCAACAGCCTTGTCTATATTTTTTTGTCGTGCAGCTTTTTCTGCTTTAGATTCTCTTTGTCCTGTAGGTTTTATTCCTAACTTTTTTGCTGTTTTAGGAGCAATACCATCGCTTTTCTTTGATTCTGCATCTAAAGGAACTAATTCTCCTACGTCTACCCCAAACAGATTTTTTTCACCTGTATTAACTCTTTTCCATTTAGTAGGATCAAATGCCATAATATCAGCAGTAGTAAAATTCTTACCTAATATTTTTTCTAGTTCATAACGTCTAATAAATTTTTGTTTTTCGCCATCAACTCTAAACCTAAAAAGATCTAACCTGTCAGGCTTTGAAGGTCCACCTCCTGCTCTTTCCGTTGGGTGAAATTGCACAGAGCCGTATTGGGTAAGGGCAATTCCTGAACCATCAAAGTTTCTATGTTGATTTTTTCTAGCCGCATCCGAATTACCTCTCGCTAAAGAACTTGCTCCAAAAACTATTTTTGGTTTAAAGTTTTTAGGTGCAGGAATAGTTTTGTCTTTTTGTTCATCTAAGCTTGTTTGAATCACTTCTTCTTCAGATGGCGCAGCTTTATATGCTCCTTTAATAGCGTCAGT